AAGTCGATTGCGTGGTGCTATTACAAGGCTCGCTGTTGGTTCATGTGGATCACTGGCGGGTATGATATGCGCTATGTTAGTCGTCTTGCTGAAGACAATTTGGTACGGTCGTGCGACTATCGCCGTGTTTTCGAACACCCTCTGAAATCCATAGCGATGATCCCTATGGCTAAGAACCATACGCATCCAGCTAGCGCTACGCTGCGATCCAGCGTTAATGAAGCTTTCAAACGATTAGCTTTAAATTCTGGATTTATTCCATATTCAGTGAGCGCTGCTAATTCAGACTGCAATGAAGGCAGCCGATATTTTTATGATGTCAAATCATTCGGCATCCCCTACCGTAGTGACGTTATCACTGACAAACACTGCTTGATATTCACGGATGTTGATTACTATCCCGAAATGGACAAGTATCTTCAGCTGGGAGTACCAATGCTTATTTACACGTTTTGTCCATTGAAGGTCGCTCAGACGGTGGGAAACGACCCTGAACATAACGAGCAATCGTGGTGCATCAAAGACGATGTGGTTACGTACCATGTCGCCGGCGGTGCATCTTATTCCCATGAAGTTTGGGATTATTCAGGGGATACTATATCGACAGTGACGAAGGAAGGGAATTTGATCAATTATCATGTTGTGATGCATGATTTGATTGATGATCCACACCGACGCATTGTGATGCTTTTACCATCTACGGTGGTATTATGGCCATACTGGACATACCTGGATAATCATCTTATCCCGAGATTACAAAGGAAGAAATTCACGCATCAGGAATTTAACATCCTGTTCGACCCGGTGAAGGACACAATATCTGCCTCCGCTAATGGTTCCTACCACAGCGTCGAGTTGTCTAGCCGGTTATACACAGCGATCCAACAACGGCTTACCAACAAGTCATCCCCACCCGTTGTTGCAGACATAGAGAGGATGCTCGCAGCCGCTAAATTCGAAGACCCTGCCACAGGAGCTGCACTTTTGTTTGAGGCCGTGAAGTCCGTCAAGGAATTCCGCCCCTACATTACAGCCACTCACGGTTTGGCGACCACTTACCACCCAGTCGCCCCAATTGTAACCGAGGATGTCGTATGCCCCGGACAGCCAATCTGTTCGCCGCTGACTTCTTCCCCAGCACTATTTGCAGCTAAAGGAGTTAATTCCGATACTGCATGCATCGAAGGGCGCGTAAATGCGCCGCGAAACCTCGTTACACCCGTGAAAGAATTTAAACGTTTTCAAAACGAATTCATATCTTTCATGGTTCCTACAAACCGCTGTGCTACAATAGTTCCGTGGACTATAAGTGAGGTGTTGGAAAAGCAGAACAGACCAACACAAAAGGCGCGATATGAGCAAGAAGCTGTCACGATGGGAGTTAACAGCGCTAACCATTTACGAGCTTTCATTAAAACCGAAACATACGCTGGAGCTAAAGCTCCTCGGAACATAACAACATGCTCCGCTTCACTGACCACAATGTTTTCCTGCTATACTTATTCCTTTAAGGATTCATTCTTGAAGAGTACGCCGTGGTACGCCCCGTGTAAGTCGC